AAAGAATAATATGCATTCGTACTAGAAGTTACTCCAGCAATAAAATTCTTTGCATTTAATATTCTTATCTGATCAGTTATTATGGCAGCCATTTGGACAGAGATTTTTCTTTATTTATTAATGATTTGATCAAGGAGTTCTATAATCCTTATATTTAAGTGATTGGGATCTTCTTACTACCATAGAAGTAGAAATTCCACCTGTTCCACCTAAAGTATATGCGTTATAAGTATTACTTTCAGATCTGGAGGTTAAATTAATTTTACCCCAACTATATGATCCAAAGTAATTACCAGTTTGAATACCAGCACCATTGAAAGATGGCCATTGACCACTCCAAGTATTGAAGTTGGTTACTTTAACAAACACCCTATTAAGATGAGTTGTGCCTATTCCAACCCCCGTAGTTTCAACTCCAGTTGGAGCTTGAACTATTTCATAATTATTAACTTCATAAACGTTATTTAGGAATTGAGTTCCAACTCCAATAACAGCACCACCAGTATCTACAGAATTAATTGATGTAGTTGCAACACCAACTGTGGAATTATTAACTATAAAGAAATCACCAGTAGATATTCCACTAATAGTAACTCCAGTTCCAGCAATACTAGAATCTCTTAGATCTGATGTCAGAGGAATATGTAAATCAAATATTAACTGGTAGTTAGTTGAACCAGCTCCAATTGTAGTAGTACCAAATCCAACAATAATACCAGAATCACCTTGATAGTAATCAACTTTATTTTCTTCTTCAGTTATTGTTGGAGGACTTATAAGAATCGCTGGTGGATTGGATGATGTATATCCTACACCAACACTTGTAATTGCAATACCTGTTATAGTACCATCAGCACCAATTATTGGTGATCCAAAAGCAGTTGTGGATGTTGAACCAACACCAACTTCATTTCCACCTATTGATGTTGTAGCAAAACTAACTGTAGCAGTGCTATAACCAACACCACCAGTAGAAATAGCAACAGAAGAAATTGTTCCTAGACCAGATACTATTGCAGTACCAGCAGCACCAATTTTATCTTCTTGAGAATCAAACTTAACTTTTTTCTGGAAAGCAAAATCACTATCCACTAGTAAAGCAGGAAGTTGATTAACTTCATCTTGCGGATCAAAGTATGGTCTTGCATTTTCTACATAAATGACTGTTGATCCTATTCCAACAGATTTGATAATAGGTGAATAAGGATTGATAACAGGTTCATAAAGTTCCCTATCTTTACCTACACCTTTTTCATTAATAATCCTATCTTCAGTTTGTCTGCACCAATTAATTGGTCTTTCTAAAGTTGAATCACTACTATTACCTGGACCATAATATGGTGGAGTAGAAACACGATCTGTAGAATCTACACTAATAGGAACTCTAGCAACTTCTTGCAACCAATTATCTTGAGATATTAAGCGTCCAATAGTTAAGTCATCACCTGGTTTTACAGTCTCTATAACCTTTCTATCAACAACGTCTTGACCACCAGTTCCCTTATAAAAAAGAATTTCAATTGTATCACCTTTCTTAGGTGCTTCAGTAAATGTGATTACACTACCACCAGGGAATTTGTATCCTTTACCAGGAACTTGAGGGATGTTATTAACAAATACTAAAAGGACATCTTGAACATCAATCTTCGATCCTTTCTTGGCAACAATTGAAATAGAGGCATTATTAAGTGTCAATTCAAACTCAGTTTTACTTCCATCAATATATCTTTCAATATTGTCAAGAACTTCTAATTGACCAACAGACCATCCAGTAAACTCATCACTAAAGACTTTTTCAATATCAACTACAAACTCTGTGAAAGTTTTGCTTGGATCAGTTGGAATACCTGTAGTACCACCAATAGGAACAGTTAGTTTCTCAAGGTTACCATATCCACTACCAGTATTTTGAATAGTGAAACTAATAACACTAGAACCTTGTCCAACAACTATATCAATTGTAGCATTTGTTCCAATTCCAGCAGATGTATCACTATATTCTAAAGGAATATTACTATAAGATAATGGATCATCAAAGACTACTTTATTATATCCATTTACATATCCACCTCTAGCATAGATGTGATTTCTAGTTGATATTCCAGTTTGAGTTTCAAATGTCTTACTATCAATAACACGTAGAACTTCACTTCCATTTGCTGCAACATCAAATTTACTTGCTGAATTATTATTCAATCTAGGAGCTATGATGGCAGATTGAACAGAACCAAATCCAACATAGTGACTTAGAACTGTTGATATACCAACATTAACTTCAAATTGAGTAGTGCTATTAACAGATGTAACATTAGTTCCTGTATAATAAGGATCTGGTTTTCTTGGATACTTATGAACAGAAGCATAACTATCTTTAGAACATCTGAATGATAGAGACTCTGTAGAAAGTTTTATACTTGTTCCAGTTGTTAGACCATGTAATGCACCACCACTACCAAGTGTCATCGTCAAAATACCTGATGATGCACTGTATACAGCAGTAGAAATATTGTAATTAACTATTGTTGATACACCAACATTAAGTGAGAATGTATTTGTTGTAGTAGCAGTGATAGTTGTCGTTCCAAATCCTACAATTGGATCAGTAGCACGAGGGTATGGATGTAATGATGAAAAATCATCCATTGAACATCTAAAGACTATACTGCTCTGAGCAATAGAAACAACGTTAGATGTAGTAAGACCATGATTAGCAACAGTAACCGTCATGATTCCACTAGGACCATCATAGATCGCATTTGATGGTGTATATCCTAATCCTGTATTTGCTTCAGTTATTGCACCAGAATTTGCACTTACAAATCTATGATCATAATCTCCTCCACTAATGACAGCATTATCTGTAGCACTTACAAATTGATGAGTAGATTGATCACTAGCACCAGAGTATCCAACATCAATTGTTATTGTAGTATTAGATGTACCAACAATAGATATTGAAGTATTATATGCTCTATCTTCACCTCTTGGATAGTAGTGGATATTTGCTCCAGCATCTAAAGCACATGTAAATCCTAATCCACTAAAGATTACAACACTCTTCTGACCAGTTGTTGAGAATCCATGAGCACCAACTGTAGTAACTGTCATGATACCAGTTGCTGTTCCATAACCAACAGTAGCAATTCCAAGAGCTGGAGAGTAATCACAAGTAAAGGCAATACCCGATAATACTACTTCATCACCCGATGATAATCCATGATTAGTTTGAGTAGTAATTGTAGAAATACCAGTTACAGAACTATATCCAACATTTGCTACTTTTCTAGGTGAGTAGAATATATGATTAGCATTAGTAACAGCAACCCCTGTAATACTACCAGTTGTTATTTGTGCTGTGCCAATACCTATAACATTAGTACCAGGACGACTAATAGTTTGTATACCAACATTAACCGTTTGAATACCTGCTCTATAACCTGAACCAGTATTACCAATACTAATAGACTTAATAGTACCACCAGCAGCAACAGTAACTGTTCCACCTGCAGCCACTAAAGGTTGATATCCAAATCCTTCACTAGAACCTACAGAAACAAGTATTCCACCTTTAGGAAGATTTCCTACATTTACATCAGTAGTAGAACTTGCAGTACCAGTAAATGCAATTGTTGTTACACCAACAGTCGCATCTTCAATAATACTATATTCGTTAGTAATACCTTGCCCATCTATATTTGGAGTTTGGAAAACATCATTAATAAGAATAATAGCATTATCAGTAACAATTCCCGAAACATCAGACCCATTTGATTTTAATATAAAGTCTGATGCTTGTCCTGTAAATTGAGAAGAAATGCTATCAAAAATATAATTCCTATAATATGGTTCATTTGCTGTATCAGGAACACCAGAACGCATAAATGTTCTTCCTTCAAAACTAGATCCTGTTGCAATTCCTACCCAATCTCTAGAATCTGGTGGATTGGTAGAAGTGCTTAAAGGAACATTACCATAAGGTGCTTCTACAAAGTTTAATGTATTATCAACAATATTATAATTACCATCTACTTTAGTAATTAAAGTTCCTGTACCATATCCCGCTAAAGCAGTTCCTGCCCAAGGTCTTCTAACCCTAATGAGATTATCATTACCTCCCTGACCAATACTATCAATTCTAAGTATTTCATTTCCAATCTTAATTAAGTCTCCACCAAAGAATGATGTTATTCCAGAAAACTCTATAAGATCATCAGTAGTAAATACTTGATCTGCCAAATGAGTCGTTATTGCAGTAGATACAATAGGAGACTGAATAATATTATCTAAGGTAATTAATGCTTTCTTATTCTGATTAACAGCATTGAAACAGTGAGAAGTTCCAATACCTACACTTGTAATATCAACAACCTCTGGAACGGTCTGAAGTGCCTTAGAGACACTCTCTGCAAGTTTAATGGTTTCATCATCAACTTTAACTGCATATACTGTGCTTGGTAATAAAGTAGTTGTACCAATTCCAGCAAATCCACTCGTACTAGCAATTCCAAGTGCCATAGTATATCCAGTACCTGGATTTGTATAAACAAGCTCCTCACCAGTAACAAAGAAATGATTTGGAAGATTAATAGTATTATTAGTAGTATCAACTGTTCCAGTGTTACTACCATCAAATGGTTTTCTGAAAATTGGATCAGTTTTATGTGTTAATCCAAATTCTCTTAAAACACTGCTTTCTGTTCCTGTGTAATCACCAAATGAACTTTCAATAGTTCCATTATTAAAATCAATATTATCCTTTGTATCATCCTGTATTCGTATAGCATTCATATACACATTTACTTGTGCATTAATACTTGCGATAGGAGTAAAGAGTAAGGAAACAGTTCCTGCAGAAGATACTTTTGTTCCAAAAGTTCCTAATCCAGATGGAGAAACTCCAGAAGATACATTAGCAAATTCTACATCATATGTTTCTGTCGTAGATCCATCAACATAATCAGTAACTACAGCAAATTCAAACATAGAATAAACTTGGTTTGTTGCATCAGTAACCTGAATAGTTCCATAAGCAGATTCATAATCTGAAGGATATTCACCAATAGTAGTAATTCCTGGTGATGAAGAAGAATCAATAGCAGTTGTTCTAGATTCTAACCTTGCATGTTTAAGATCAACTGTTCCAATACCTGTAGAAGTAGAATCTGCCATACCAACAACAATGGTATTAATAACACCAGTTGTTCCTATACCCACACTAGAATTAGGAATAAAATCAACTTTTAAAATAGACCCATCAATATAACCACGATAAGTACCCAATCCACCAATTGATTCTGGAGTATTAACAGTTGTCAATCTTCCATACTCCATTATATCAACTTCATCATCATTATGAATAATATTCAATTGATTAAATTCATGCTCCTTACCACTAATATCTGGATTAATATTAATAATAACTTTTGCAGATCTATAAGTGCTTGCAATACCAACAATAGTAGTAGATGCAACCCCAGTGCCAATTGCAGCACTCTCCGAATCAACTAAAGAAGGACCAATAACAGTACTACCAGTACTTAATAAATTATCATCTAAATTGTAAGAAAGACTAGCAACAAAATAATCATTAACAGAATATTTTACAGGATAGAAATTTAATTGACCTTCACTACCAGAAATAGCAAAATCAAAATCTCCCTGATCATAAACAGATTCAACTCTTCCATATTGATTGATATATCCCTGAGTAGTATCATGAATAATATCAACGATCATCAATTGTCTTTGAGCACCAAATCTTTTATCCCTTACGTAAGTAATATACTTTAATGCTCTTCTTTCTGACAAACTAAATCTACTAATAGTAGAGAATCTTGTAGCTCTAGGATTACTATTAAAAGTACTACTAAAATCATCTATGGATACTACTCTATTTCCAATAGATTCAGAATAATCCTCAAGAATTCTACTTGAGAAAGTTATTTGGTCAGAAACAGAATCATCAACATTAATATCAAAAGAGTTTTCAGTTACTAAATCAAAATCATATACACAATTTAAATTACCAATACCATAAAGATCATTTACTACAGAAACATCAGATAATTCTGTAGACAATCCTACTCTAGCAGAAGAAGTTGATTCTAATTGATAATTAGAGAATTTTTTAAATCCTAATGTATGATTTAAAGTAGAAACTGGATCATCCCATGTTTCCATATCAATTCTAGAACTTACTGAATAAGAAAGATTTTGATAATAATCACTATCCTGTATTCTTTGAATATGTGTATTAAAGAATCCAGAATCAGTTTCCCATCCCCTCTCTACTCTTGAAGTTGCATTTAATTTAATGTAAGCATCAAAAGTTTTTATAGATGAAGCAAGTCCTTGAGTACCTGAAGTTAATCCTTTTATAATATCATTACTTACAAATCCATCTGTATTAGTAACCCTTAGAATACCAGTATCTGGATTCCAATTTTCAACATTTCCTCTAGTACTACTAATAGATCCAGTAACTATCTCATTTTCAGAAAAATCATTAGGTTTCAATTTAATATTAAAAGTGGGCATGAATTTCTGGGGAACAATTCTTCCAGAAGAATTAACAAAATCAAATGTTCCTGCTGACATACCAGGTGCTAATCCAGTAAAGTAATTGGAAAGATTATATGTAACTGTACCAATTCCCCCATAATTTTGATCAACTGCTGTTATTTCAAAAAGTTTATAATCATATGCTGAAGAATTATATCCTCTTGAAGTCGTACCAACTCCTACACCAACACCTTCTATAAAGACTTTATCACCAACAGCAATTGGGAATGTATCAGCAGTACTAAATCCAACAGATAATTGTACTGTTACATCATAATTTTCTGTATTAAACCCAACAGTAGCTATTCCAATACCATTACTATTCTTATCTGTAATAATTGTAGGTGGTGTATTACTAATACCTTTAGTATTCTTTAAAATTTCTATTTGTGGATTTCCTAAAGTATATTTTAAATCAGCATCTAAAACTGGTTTATCAGTTTTTCCATCAATAAGAATTAAATCTGGTGCAGAAATATATCCTCTTCCAAAAGAAGTTATTCCAATAGATTCAATAGACATTAAAGATTCTATTTTAATAATCTGAGGTAAAGCAGCATCAGGTTTTATAGTTGTATCTGATGGGAAATCATACCCAATATCTTTAACTTTTAATTTTTTAATTTTTCCAACTGAAGTACTCTTAGCTTCAATAATACACCCATAACCAATCTCACTATTAATTGTAGAAATACCAGGAAGATTATAATAGTTTGTGCCAGGATTGTTTATCTCAAAATCTGCAATTGCACCATATGCGGTTGGACTATCAGTTTCATAAGATACGAACGATGTAGTACCATATGAGGTTCTTTCAGGAGCATCTTTTAATGTATATGAGAATTGATTAGTTGCACCTATTGTTACAACTTGTTTACCATTATAAAGACTATCACTAAGTTGTATTTCATTTCCAGATAAAACTCCAATATCTACCGATATTTCCTTTTTAATAAGTGGTAGTGTGCTTTCAAAAACAGGATCTAAAGTATAATATAAAACTTCTGGAATATCTTTAGTAACAGATAAAGTCACTTTAGCATCAGTAGATACACCTATAGTTCCATTTCTTGTAACATTAAAAGTATTGGATTGTGGAGAAGTATCCCATTGTTTTGTTAAATTCTCATCAGTATAGAAATTAAATGCAAACGCTGGATAATTTGTAGTTTGTACATTATATCCCAAAGAGGAGTCTGTAAGATCAAATTCAACAGTAGAATTCTTATAGACTTTTATAGGTGGATTGATAGCATTTATTGTTCCTATAGAAGTACTAGTAATTCCAACTACAGATGGTTTTGGTTGTTTGGATCCAAAATCAGTTTTGCATAATTTAAAACTATCACTATCAACTTTTATAATGTAATAAATTTCATTATCAACCAAACCTCCTGATGGGATGGAAGATGTGTGAATTATTTTATCCCCAGTATTATAACCATGATCGTTTATTGTAATCGTATTAGTAGTAGTATTGATTCCAGAAGCAATAAATGATTTTGGATCAATTATCATTCTTCTATTATAATCATTATACTTAACACTAACTGTTGTTGTAAGACCAGAAACAACATTCATATAAACATTTTCATAGTTTAATAAACCATGAGTTTCACCAGTTGAAACTGTAGCAGTGACTTTACGTATTTCTCCAGTAATAACATCATAATTAGTCTTAAAGCTATGATAGACACCAGTACCTAAACCAGAGAAGAATACTGTTGTACTACCCCTCTGTGTGCTTGCAATACCTACAAAAGTACCTGTACTACCTAAACCAACCTTAACAGTAGATATGCCTATTAAGTCTTCAGTGATGGCAGCAGCATAAAGTGTTTGACCATTTGTTAATGTATTAATACCTGTATAAACAGCGTCTGATCCATCCCACCTAATATTAAGACCTTCTCCTTGATTGGGAGAATATGTCAATTTATCACCAGTCTTCAATCCATGATGAGGAAGATAAATTGCTTTTGTTTGAATAAACTTTTGAGTTAATCCAATTCCAGGATTACTGAATACAATTGTAGTACCAATACCAACTCCAGATCTTGTACCTAAACCAACAGAATCAACAGGATTAAAATAAACTTGCTGATTTACTCTATATTCATAATCTGAACTAAATCCAGAATTAATAGTAAGTCTTCTAGGTTTTTCAAGAATTTCAGAAGTTACTGTATGAGAAACTCCCGTAACACCATTAGCAGCTCTAAGAACTCTAATTCTAGAAAGAATAGGTTCTACATTTAATAATTTTAAAGTTTCTGTTCCTATTCCAAGAAGATCATTAGATTGAAGTTTTGATAAATCTCCACGAACATCAATATGAGTTACTATACCTGTAGCACCATCAGTACCAATAGCAACAGCAGTAGTTCCTAATCCAGTTACACTAAGTTTAGTGGAGGTAATTCCAGCGTTATAAACACCACCAATTTCGGAAGAAGTTGTAGATAATCCAGTAACTGTAATAATATCTCTATTAACCCATTCATGAGGTTCTGTAGAAACAATACTATAAATTCCTTTCTGATCTGATGGATATATTTCTATGTTGGTTATGCTACTAGTAGCAGCACTTACACTACTTACAGATTTACCAAGAAGTCTTGAAACTTTTGAAGCAGCATCTCTACCTTTAGTATTAATATTATCAAATATTACTTTATCACCAATCTGATAATTCCTACCACCCGTTTCAATTCCAATACTTTCTAAAACACCAGGTTGAGTTCCTACAACATCAATAGTTTGGGATAAATTATTTGGAAGAGGCATATATGGGTAATACGCCTTATTATTATAGATTAAATTATAAGGACTAGTATTTCTACACCATTTAGTATTTTCTAAATTATAATCATCTTGATTTGAGGATGTTAATAAATTAAAGTCATTTGGAGTTGAATAATAATTTTTACCTATTAGGTAAGGAAAAACTGGTAATTTAAATGTATTAAATTGTCCACCTTGTTCGGAACCAGAATCATCAATTGTCGCAAAGTATGCATAAGTTCCATTTGGATACTGTGGAGTAACGCAAAATCTTCCATTATTTTCATCTAAAACAGTTTCATCACTTACTGCTTTATATGTAAAGTCATCAGTAAAGAATCCTGCAGGAAAAACATTTAAAGGTGGTCTATTTTCCTTAATTAAAGCTTCTTCAACATACCCAGATTTCATCTGAGTTACTGTACCACCTGCTTTCTTTACATAACCATAAGGTCCATATATTGGATTACCATCGTATGCCCAACCAATAATTGGAGAATGATTATCTGATGGAACTTCTTGCCCATTAACTTTTCTTAAATCAGGTTCACCATATAAAGATTGACCCTCTTGATTAGTAGAATAAACAGTTTGTCTTAATTTTCTAGGAGCATATAAGTGATTATATTGTAGTTGAATATTACCATCTTTTATAATTCCATCATCATCAGAAATTTGTTGAGTTTGATAATATTTTTCAAATAAATTAACATTCCATTTTTGAGTATTAGAACGAGTTTTGCAATCCGATCCAGAATTTATAACTGATATTGATGTAGTATCCTGACTATATCCAGCTCCTTCATGAATTATATTAACAGATTCTAAAACATAATTAATTGTTGTTCCTATACCAACAGAGGATTCATTTCCATTAAGATCATGTATCTTTAAAATAGGTGTTATAACACATCCTACACCATCACCATTTATTTGTAAGTTTGGTGGGGAGTTATAACCAGTACCTTTATTTTCTACAACAACTTCAATAATTTTTCCACCACTAACAATAGGAGTTATTTGTGCATCAGATCCAGATAATAAAGTTACCTCTGGTTCTCTAACGAAATTAATAATTTCAGATGAACCATATCCAACACCATTATTTGATAGATGAATAGATGTTATTTCACCTCTAACTATAGGTTGAACTTTAAGTTCAAAAGTTTCAGACCCTACTGAATTAATACCAACATCTCCAGTAATACTTACACTAATATCTTGATAGTTAAAGGTATGAGTTCCAACTCCAATAGAAGTAAGAGATCTATACTGTTTAGTTTTATGATAGAAATCGCTAGCAGTTGTTCCTACTCCAACACTTGATAGATAGAAACTATCATCATTTTTCTTAGTAATATAAAAATCAGTATCAGTCGTAAGACCTGCTATTGGTGTCCCATCACAAGTATATTTGACAATTTCTCCAGATTGATAATCATGGTTTGTAATATTAATACAATTTAAAGATGTGTCTATACCTGAAGATGTAGCAGTTCTTTTTTTATTTTGATATCCACTCCCACCAGAAATTATATTGATAGATTCAACTATTGATTTTTTAGTAACGGATTTTATAAAGTGTTTACCTATTCCTTTAGATGTTAATGCAATAGTATTAATACCTGCAAGAACACCTGCTTCATCTTTATGAAGTCTAATGGTTGTTCCCCCAGTACCAACAAGAGCAGCAAAGTAAGTTGAACTGGTAGTTAACCCACCAACAACCTCTTGATTATTTGTAACGTATATAACTTCTTCTGCATTTTTTAATTTATGATATGTGGTAAATCCAATTGTAGAAGGTAATGAAGAATCTGTTTCAAGACCTATTCTAGGAGAATCTGATTCAAAAGAAACAGAATGCTCTATAGATTGCATATTTACAGAAACACGAGCTCCTGATCCATTACCACCAGTAATTTTTACTGTAGGTGTTTCTTGATAATCAAATCCTGGATCAATAATTCTAATATCTTTTAATTCTCCTTCTACAGCAACGTATCCAGTTGCTCCAGTTCCAACAGAATCTTTAATATGTAAGAATGGTGGGTTAATTACATCATAATTTCTTCCATTTGCAAGAACATCTATACTCTTAAGTTCTCCATAATGAACCTGATCAAAAGATTTGTAATTTAATATTTCTACACCATTTACCAATATACCAGTATGACCAGGTGTAGTTTCATATAATGTGCCTGTATTATCTGGTGGGCATACTTCTCTTAATATTTTTTGAGAGGTTAAAGTTTTATTATTAAATTTAAATGGTGATATTTTATTATCAGTTACAATACCAGTTCTTGATCCATCATTATCAATATTGATAAATTTTTCATTATAAAGATCTGAACCACTTTTTGCAAATTTAAGTGTTGTTTCATTTATCCTCTTTACAAAATAAAGACCCTCATCCATCAAAGATGATTTAACAACAAAATTATCTATAGATGTTTCACTAGTGGGATCCACATAAGCATCATTAATTATCTGTGGTGTATAGTAAATCGCATCACCAGTATAGAAACCATGATCAAAAATAGGAACTCCAGAAGGAGTAGTTGTTGCATTTGTTATGACTTCATATTCATCACCACTAAAACTTCCACTAAAGACAATTTTACCATCACTAACACCAAGTGACTGAGATCCATAAGTTGGAATAGATGGAGATGCTATTAATAATTTTTCAGTATTCTTTTCTTTATATACATTTTGTATATTTGTAGAATATGAAGATGCCTCTGGAAAATTTATAGCATTTGATTTTAAAATTTGCCTTTCTATTGTATAATCCAAAACCCTATTAATTTCACCTTGACCTTTTATAATAAAAGATCTTGAAGATGTTAATTGTGTTATATCTGATACTGGTAAGTTTCTACCATCACTACCAACAAGAACAGCAACGGATTTATCTCCAACTTTAAAATCATGATCAGTTGTTAAAGTTATTTCATAAGTAAAATCTGATATATCTTTAATATCAATTTTTTCAACCTGATATACAGCAGCAACATTATAAAACCATTCTTTTACTTTAAATCCAGTATCCCCAATCCCTAAAGTTTTTATTTTTACAGTATCACCTTTTCCATAAAGACAATTAGCATCGTTATAATCAAGAGTGTCTATAACTGATGTAATTCTTACTTCAATTATTTCATCAAAATTTACAACAGATTTTCCATATGCAAAGGTATTAATACCAATAGTTTCACCACTTAAAATAGTCTTTCCAATTCCAGTAAGTCCAAAAAATTGAGTTAAACTTTTTGACGTATAAGAACTAACACCTACAGTATTATCAATATATTTGAAATATAATTCTCCAATAGATCCAAACCCAACTGTTGAGTCTACATCAACAAAAGTAATACCAGCACCCACCTCTCCAATAACTCTTGTTCTAGGAGGAGTAACAAAAGTTCCATATGTAGCACCATCTACTCTAGAATCTCTATTATATCCAGCATCAATACTTAATTTATAAAATGTAGTTCCAGCACTAACATTAATTGGTTCAACATGAGTTATGGGAGCATATGCTTTCTCAATATTCTCTCCTTTATACGCATCTTGATATAATGTAGATAACTCAAGATTCATTGGATCACCAGATATTGGCTCTACAACAAAATCTTTAGTAATCTTATAATCTGCATTAGATGGTGTAAAAAGAAATTCAGATGGTCTTATAATTTTTACATTTTCATTATATAAAGCTTTAAATAAAATCTCAAAACCTCTATCAGTACCTTTACTTAAATAAAAGTCTTTTGATTGTTTTATAAAAATATTTTGATCTAGATCTGATGATAATTTTCTTGATTCAAATCCAGGAGTAAGTTGGTGTTTAGTTTTGACTAAAAATTCTTTAAGAAAAAGAGAACTGAGATTTTGTATAGAATCTCCCTTATCATGCTCTTGTGCAGATGTAGATTCAAATACTAATTGTTCTGGATTAATATCACTTTTATATGAACTAACTCCTACAAAACCTCTAACACACCCAGTAAAAGCAAAAGTAGTTATTCCAGTATATGTAATAATTTCATTATTAATTTTCAACAACCCATAAGAATTTGGAAATCCCAAAGTTCCTGTTGGATTCTTTTTCATATCAACTTGAATGGTGTCATTAACAACACCTATAGAAGCACCTAATCCAACATGGTCAGTAAGACCAACCTGTTCACTAACTTTTGTATATTGATCAATATTCTGAACCAAGTCGATTGGTCCACCTTGATATTCCTGTCCTTGATAATATGACTTTAAAAATTCAGCAACTAATGGATAGTCTGATCTGACATATCCAGGAAGCTGATTTTGAACGACGTTATTAAACTGAATTCTTTTTGTAGACATTTTATATGTTATTCTATCTTAGTAGGTTGAAGAACTTATCATGCTTAATATTTATTAGTAACCACCACCAGTAGAACCACCAGTAGAACCACCAGTAGAACCACTAGTAGAACCACTAGTAGGACGTGCTGTGGTTGTGGTAGGAGTTATAACAGATCCTGCTGTTATAGCACCATTACGTCCACCAGGACGAACTAAACTGCCATTCGCATAACTTGAAGAAGTAATGTAATTAGAACCAGAAGGATCTAATCCAGAAGCAATTTCATCAACAACCATTTCAAAGTTACTGTTATTAATATCTAGTTGCAAATAAAGATCCTGTAATCCAATAACATCATTAGAAAGAGGACATGCTGATATTTCAATAACAGTTTGACCATCTTTTATCATTCCAGATTGTATATTAATTGGATTAAGAGTAACAACCCCTTTCTTATAATCAATTGTTCCAACATTTCTTTTCAAAATAGTAGGAGATGTTGAATCTATTGAAGGAACAGAAAATAAGAATAAAGATCCATTTAACTTATTTGTATTGGGAATATCCGCAATATAAACATCACTCAATATTCCAGCTATTCTAAATGCAGATGATTTAATATTATAACCACCCATTCTTTTAATATAAAATTCATTACCAAAACCAATAGAATATTCTGCAAAAGAATTTAATACAACTCTCAAATCCCTTCTCATAATGATTGTTGTAATATTAGAAGTTACAGATTCATTACTGTTATCAATAAGAGATAAGAACTTACTATATTTAAATCTAGCACCATACTTATTCATCTCAGTGGATTCTGCATACTTGTTAGCATTATTTTGAATAATACTAGAAACAGATTCTGCAGATTCTGCAAGATTTGAGTTAAAATATACTTTTGAATCTGCTTCAAGGTAAAGATACTTTAAATCAAGTATTTCAGGGACAATTCCTGCTACTGCATACTTCTTTAATTTCAATTTTAACTGTTCTTTGACCAAATTAGGAAGAAAATCACCAGTTTTGGGTTTTATGCTAATAAACACTTTTCCAAATTGTGGTGGAATTAGATCTTCACCTCCAAAAACAGAAATTGACTCTGTTTCGGGATAAATTTTTGCTGGAATTAGTGATTCATAGTCATTTGCAGTAATTGCTCTGTTTTGAGAAGCATAAATTCGTGGAGCAAATTTTCTAACTGACTCTACAGACTCAATTGTCTCTCCACCCGAAGCAACTATGCCAGTTGTAAGCAAAGAAATGCCAGTTGTAACATTATAAGTGTTTGCATTACGTGTATATTGAATTCTTCCTGAAAAATTGAAAGAACTTACTCCATTTGCAGCATCACCACTAGAAGTTATGTAATTAATTGTTATAAAATTACCATCTTCAAGTGCTTTTCCAAAAATTCCATCTCCAAAAAATATTTCATACCTTTCATCTTCAATTTCTTGTAAAAAATAAACTTTTGACTCAGATTTTACGTCAAAAAGACTATCTTGTGAACTATATTTCGTTTCTGTTGCTGAAGCTTCGGTTGGTTTTACTGAAACTGCGATTAAATCAGTATCAACACCAATATTTGGTAAAATAAATTTCTGATTTGGTACTCTTGCTGAATAAGTATAAGTTTGAGTTAATAAAGTTCCCTCATAAACCTCAATATCATCAAAAGTTGCAATTCCGTTTAAAACAGGAACAGTAATATCACTTAAAATTGAAAAAATAAAAGATTGCCCACCAAATGCATTTGCCGATGCTGCAACTGGACCCTTCTTAAGAGTCAGAGAAGCAGGTATAGGGGTAATTCCACTAGTATCAATAAAGAAAGATACTGTTGCCCGTGCTGCTTGCCTTGGGCGTGGTGTATAACCTATGTTTCTTGCTAGTGAAACTATGTTTTTTCTTAAAGTTGCAGTATCGATGAACACTTCATTCGTTACCATGTTGGCATTGTATGAAGTAATGTAGGTATTATATGCTAAAACATCTAAAATTGTTGACAGGTTAGATCCCTCGAAGTCATAATCCGTGAAATTCGAGTTGGATTTAAGATATTCTTGTAAAGTTGACTTAACTTGGTCAAAATCCAAGTTAGAAAAATTGGCTAATGGCATCTTTATCTACTAGATTGCAAAACAAACTGTAATTCTTGTGTTGGAATCTCTGATCCAATCACATCATATGTAATAGTTACATCAAAACTGTTGTTTTCATAATTAGGAAATGCTCTTACATCATCTACTTCTACCCTTGGTTCGTAATTATCAATTGATTGACGAATTTCATCAACAATAATGGTAGCAGTAATCTCATCTATGTTCTCAAAAAGAGATTCAGTGATCCTTGAACCAAAAGACTGGTTAAAGAACTTCTCTCCAGGTGTTGTAAAAACAATATTACGCAAAGAACGGGCAATTGCGTTTTCATTTTTAATCGCAATAAGGTCATCATTCAGTGGATTAGACTGAAAGGTCATACTTATATCTTTAAAACCTTGACTTACCCGTTCTATTGGCACACTAATACGGCGATTATCTTTTATTTATTAAGGATTATAAATGATTGTTTCAAATAATCATCATTTGGTCGTCATAATCAAGTTCATCCTCTTCAAAATCACCAAATATTTCACTTTGTACTAAATCATCACGTTTTTTAGGAGTAAGACGGTCATGGGAAACCTCTCTTAACATCTTCTTTTTGGAATCTTCCATAATTTTAGTATGTTTTTACTATTTAACAATAAAAAAAGGGGATTGCTCCCCCTCTTAATCTATTTTCCTTGTCCTCGGTACTTCTTTTTTGCTTTATTGCGAGAAGTTGCGGATAGGAGTGTGTTAGCCGAGCGTCCTTGACGAGTTTTTTTGGGCATCGAGACGAGTTGGACGGTCCCCCATGCCCCTTGCGTTGCTTTTGCCATTAAATCACTCTCATTTTCTCATGACCTACACGTATGCGAGGGTCGCACCATGTCTCAATACCTGCTTCTTTAGCATCTAGGCAGAAAGACACGTCCTCACCACACATATCTTGAACTCCACCTGACTCAAAGACTTGCATCTTAGGAGCAAACCAAGGATATTCCATATTCTCGAAGACACCCTTCTTAATTAATACCCAACCGAAACCAGTATAATCAACTGTGAAAGGTTTGTTGCGTTTGCCCATAGACTCAACAGTCTCATGATTCATAACTCCCCCATTCTTACGGAAGTCATCCTCTTCTAACCAGTGTGCAACTGAGGTAGTATGTCCGTCTTCTGTGGAATACCAGCCAGCTGCGATTTCTCTTTCAGCACCACTCGCAGGGACTGCTAGATCGCAGAGTTGCCAGAACTTATTTACATCAAAGACAATATCATTATCAATCCAGAGTTGATAGTCATATTCTAGTTTACCATCCCAAGGTATCTGCTTAGGTCCACGAAGAACATTTGCTCCAAGACACTTACATCTTGCAAAGTTCACCATAGATGAATAATCTTGTGATATCTGAATACTCATTCCAGACTGTACCATATCAAAGCACAGTTGTACAAAATTCTTTAAAAACGTATAAGAACAACCTCTGCCAGGTAGACAGAATACAATTGTCTTACCTTTCATTCTCTGCTTAATCGCAGGAATATCCCAACTAGGAGCTTCTTTTGTCGGTGCTTTGGCCTTAACAGTAAATCCTTTTGCCATAACTTGTAATTACTTCATTTCAATTATAGAGTAATTCTATGTATATGTCAATCTTTTACTAAGTGTTGTGCCGATGAACTGTTTGGACTATTAAATATCATATTAAATGATAAACATATTCTAGGATCACCAACATATTCTTCAAAGGATTTTACACTATGCATAAGATCTGAAGGAAATACTAATATATCTCCTGCCTTACAATTCATGTTTATTACAGGTCCAGAAAAATTCCATACCTCTTTAGAAGATTGATATAATGTTGTTCTGCTATGGTGCATCGGATCAAAAAATCTTAATAAATCATGATTGTCTGTTAGATACCATATCATAGATAAATCAGCACCTGGATGAGTATGAGTTTCATTATTACTTTTTTCATTATGTGCAATATTCATCCACCAATTTCCCCACCTAAAAGAAGGAAAACCACTCATTACATCTTGAAGAAATAATGCATATTTTTCTGGCATATTATTCAATCCTGGTTGAGAATAGGATTGGTATCCATAGCAGTTTGATCTAAACCTTCCCTTCTCTTTATAACTTCTATAATTTATAGAAACTTCTTGTTGTATAGGATTTGGATTATTTTTCCAATACTCTATTGCCCAATCATATGCACCCTCTGGTACTCTCTCATTAAATTTCCAAACTGGAGTATAAAAAAGTTTATGTGGATTATAGAAGTTATAATTTCTATTCATTAATAAGAATCTCCTCCTTGTGGTTCTGCGAATATTCTCACAGGTCCACCAACACCTACCGTGGGCGCAGCAACTTCATAACTCAAATCATCTGCGTCGATATCTGTCTTTAACAACCCAACCATGACGTTGAGTAGTTCCCATGTCTCCTCAAATTCGTCTTGTTTTAAATTATGATACAAGCATCTGTCTTTTGCATATATGTGATAAGTTATAATGTTTTCTCTTTCGGAGGACATTTTTTCTGGGGGATTTTTTTTATATAGTAAACCTTAGAAGGTCAAAAAATTTTTTAGAGGAATTTATATATAGATCTCGAATTCGGTTCGTTGTAGGTTAGGGACTTTCGGTTTTTTATAAACGCAACGCCCGCACCGCAAAATATAACATAAGGGGGCAAATAACTGTCCTAACTGTCAAGAACTCATAAGCACACTAAGTGTATATTATTATTATACAATATGATGGGCAGACTGTCAACAACCTGCCCCCTAATCGTGTTTACTAATTGTTACTTATAGTGCCGAATCTGTCACCTCTACAATATCATCCAGAACTGATAAGATTTCATCACCATTGTTTGCATTTTCTAGCAAGAATTCTGCAAAGTTGGGTGATACTCTGTTCACGTAATCTGCCATAATAAGTTGTTAATAACTGTGAGTAAATTAAGAGTGTCTGACCCTTACATAAGAGGGACACTTTAATAGCTTCAGTTATAATAATCCAACGGAGAATCTACGTCTTCTATGTAACACTTACAGTCCTCAATCTCTTGCATTTCTAATACTTTTCTCCAATCAATATCTCTTGGATTAAAGTCATCAAGTACATCTAATTCTAATGTTATTCTATACTTAGTCTTCTGTCCGTATGTGTAAGAAACTGACATGAGATTAGAGGGTTGGGGGTGATACTTAGTATTATAATATGACTGTGGAAAACTGTCAAGAATTACAGTATTATTATGTATAAATCTTGACATTTATAAAATTGTAATATCCCTACAAAATATAAACGAGGGTTTGACAATTAAACCGAGTTCGTGTTATACTCTGCTCGGTAAGATCACTATAAAATCAACACTTAATTCACATATATTCCACACTATCTAACAACAATTCCACACGTATTCCACACTATTGTTTATACTTTTCCCCATACTTGTTGAAAAGGTATACATTAAGCACCCCTATTTATTAGACCATTTATAATACTAATTAAACGCAATTTAACTGAATTATGTATAGTTTTCCACAGAAATGCCCCCTAGTTGTGGAAAACTAAGAGGCAAATCGTGTTTTAATTGTTTACTAATAGTTGTGTATTGTACGGTAAGGTTTATAACAATATTCCTTCTCTTTATCCTCTGATTGTTTATATATTTCCTCCCTATATTCCTTTATTTGTTGTGCATGATAGGACTGTAATTCATCTGTGTTCATAGTTACTTACTCCTCTTAATTTGTCTTTTTAATTTGTTAAACTTACGTGATTCTTCTGGTGTAAATCCATAAAAATAGTTGAGAAGATTGCCTTCGTAAGCATCACTTAACTTGTCTAATTCAGTTGTGTTCATAATCAATTAGTGAATGGGATTACAGGTAATTGTTTATATGTTGTCTGCTCTGATTGTGTATATGCTTCTAATAACTTATGATCTCTCTTTGCTGCCCATACATTAACACTTACTACGAATATTATACCGCTAAGTGTTAGTAATGTCCATCTAGTTTTGCTCATGATTGTGATAAGTGAATAGGGTAATTTGTCTCATTAAACTTACCATAACTGAACTTACTGTCAATAACAATTTCCTTGTAAAGATTCTCATCAAAATTATACTTTGTCATTTCCATTTTGTCTACTAATGTATCAACTTTCTCTGCATAATCATCATCTGTATATGTACTAATATCACCTTCTAAATCTTGACTATCTATTACATTCTTCTCTGTAAAAGTATCAACAACTGGTGCTTCTCTATGTGTTATACTACCTGCATAATTAATCTTATTTAATATACAAAACTTGTGAATATTAAAGAGTTTGTTATAATCAACTCCCTCCCAATCACACCACTCTGAAACATAATCTTCTACATCAAAATCACCTGTCCCATCTACATTTAGTGGGCATGATTTGAATTCATAATCATCATCAACCCAAAAGATTCTACCGAATGTTTCTGAACTATACATGATTACACCTCCTGAGTAATAAATTGTGCAGGGTAATACTCATTAGTAACTTTATACTTATACTGCATAATATACTCCCTTACTTGTGAATAAAACTCATCTTTGCTTATTATCATTTTCTTTTGCATATCACCTCTGAAAGATAATACTTTTAACATACGATTGTTGATGATGTTATTACTGAAGTCCTTAATAGGATAGAAATCAACAACCATATTACCGTCTTTTGATGTTAGTTCCATGATGTAATCTCCGAATAAAGTAATAGTTTGGTGCAGATAAAAGGGACACTAATTAATAGATAGTGTCCCACGAAAGTTATGCAATTTGCAGGGAATCAGCATCTATAAGTATCATCCCATCCCAGAAACTTGCGATCTCGTCGTTATAACTTACGAACCAATCAAAGTTTTTCTGAAATACTTTACAACCGTATTTAACCTCATCTAAAATAGCATTTAGTCTGGATTTTGTGGTGTTTGTTGTATAACCACAAGATGACAATTTAACTGCTTTTAGATTATGATCAAAGGTCGCAATTTGATGACCATGTAGAGAGATAGTGCTGCAATTAGTGTTTGAGTTGTAGTTAACTTGAGTGTTAGAACCTGACCAATTTCCTTTGTTAGAGATTGCGAAGTTCATTTGCCTTTCAAGTTTTCTCATAAAAATGCTTGTTATCTACACTAGGGGGACACTTTAAACGCTTCAGTTGTTATTATTATCCCTTCTCTTCTAAATTGAATATAAACACCCAC